ATTCTTAACAAATGGGCCAAGGGCATTAATGATCAACGTGGGCGCAGGTCTAAGCGTTTTGAAGGCTTTAGTGATGAGCAGAAGCAGGCATACTATAAAACAGCTAGAGAGAAGCGGTTACAACAAATGAAAGATTGGCGCAAGCGTAACCCGAACCACTGGCAAGCATGGGAGGCTAAGTGGGAGAAATAAATCATTCAGTACATAACTATGCGCATATATGTGTCAATATAGAGCGTAACTATGCGCATATATGTGCCACTTTATTAGTAGAGAGAGAGATAGAGCATGTCGAAATCATCAGAGCAAGACTTAAGTATTAGCAGGACACAAGCAATGAGGACATTAGCGAAGCTGAGAAAGCGTCTAATAATAAACAGTTCAGATTGTTTGAGTGATGAGTCTGCTGAGCTATATGAGCACATTGAGAAAACACTTTTGATGGTATTAGGTGAGCACTATGGGCGCAAAGAAAAAGAACACAGAGGATAGGCTAGAGTTAATACTCAGCAACTTACGTGAGGGCATGAGCAGACAAGCAGCTTGCACCCAAGCCGGCATAGGTAGAAGCACTCTTTGGCGTTGGTGTGATGAAGATGCAGAGCTTGCACAGCGTGTAGATGAGGCCATTGATTTCAGCGAGGCTGTATTACTCGCAGAGCTAAAAGAATTAGGGCGTGCCAAGCAAGATTGGCGTGCTGCAGCTTGGATATTAGAAAGGCGTTTCCCTGATCGCTATGGCTCAAAACGTGACACTGAAATCACGATTAATAAATCAGATGGCTCTGATGTAGTAGTCAGTATGATTGAACAAGCACAAGCTAACATGATCGAGCATGATGATTAATCTTAATCCTCTGCAGCGTGAGATCATAGCACGCATCATGAAGCAGGATGAAATCATTAGTGCTAGATGTGGGTGGGGCTCTGGCAAAACATCTGCATTAGTATTTGCATTATTAATGGTGAGCAAGTGGCGCAAGGGGTGTAGCTCATTGCTCATCACAGATACTAATCAGCGTTATAACTCAGTGCTAATGCCTGAAATCAGCAAATGGTTAACCCCTTTAGGATGGGATTACAATCATACGTTGAGACAATGGACTGACACACACACTGGCTCAACGGTCTGGTGCAGAAGCTATTTTAGACCTAACACAAGAGAAGCCACACACAACCCGCTTGAAGGTCTAAACGTGACAAGCGGTGTATGCTTCATTGATGAGTGCCAGACGTTAAGCGCAGAAGTTGCACACAAAGCTTTAGGGCGTTTAAGAGCAGGGGCTAGCCCCATTATGGTACTTGTGGGCTTGCCTGTTGCTGATGCGTGGTGGTGTGCTATGGCTGAGCGTGCTAACTATAACCCATTGTTATTCACTAGCTACGTCAACAAAGCTAATCTATCTGAACAATGGTTTGAAAGCACACGTCTACTGCCTGAAGCTGAGCGTGAAGCAATGGTCATGAATAAGCCTGCCCCACCTGCTGGCTTAATCTATTCTGAATTTACACAGAGTCACATCATTGATGATTGGCAATATGATGAGAGTATGACAGGACGTATTGCAATAGATTGGGGCTTTAGAAAACCATCTGTTTTAATAATGGCATATGATGAGAGTAGAAAAGCCACTGTGATCTGCCACGAGATAAACCCAAGTGAGGTGACCACTTCACAGCTAGCTAAATTAATATTAGATATAGCATGGCCTAGGTCATTGAGAGCACAAGCCAATGGGCCTAAGATTTGGCTAGATGATGGAGTGGCAGATAAAGCCGGCAAGGCTCGTAATGATCAGACCGGTGCAAGTGCTTTTCGAGCAATGAGAAGCTTGCCACAAAATGGGGGCATTGGGCTTGCACTACGCAATACTACAGACCCGATAAGAGTTGATGTGCTCAACGGTATACAACGCCTAAAACGTGCTTTTGATAATCAACGCTATCTCATCACAGCAGATGTGTGGCAAGCCGGTGAGCGTGCTAGAGGCAACAGCTTGCGTAAAGCACTGTTGAGCTATGCATGGGATAATAAAGAGCAGCCTAAAAAGGATGGCAGAGAAGACCCGCTTGATGCGCTTAGATATGATTGCATCATGTTTAATTGGCATGATTTGCGAGTAGATCAACGTGAGTACACACCAAGAGTCAGAGGATCAGCGCAGAGTAATAATAAACGCAAAGTGCAAATAGGGCGTAACTCAGTTAGATCATTTTAACATCTAGCACGCACACTAGAAAAAGCTAAAGCTCTGACTCTGTATAACGGCTTGGCGACCTATCAGAGCCAGAGCTTTTACCTAGAAAACCTACTCAAACAAATTACTGTAAACTTTGTTTACTTTGTTTACAAGGCATAATGTAACAAATATTGATAAAGCTTCAATCTATGTCTATAATGTATCGCAACGCCTAACGTTTTAGCAGGGGCACTATGACTACAGAGAAAAACCCAAAGCACATGAGGGCCATGCAGCCACGCATTAGCACACGAGGTATCACAGGAACTCAGCTAAACAGTGGTGTTATCAGTGGCAAAGAACAAAATCCACAGCTGACCGGCCTTAATTGGGTTAAAGAGGCTGAGGAGATGTTGCGCACAGATCCTATTGTTAGGCGTTCATGGCATATGCTAAGACAAACATTGCTAAGTGCTTCATGGCGTTTTGAGTCAGGCATTGAAGGTAATGCAGTATCTGATGAGTTGGCACGTTTCGCCAATGAGGCTTATGGCTTTGATGGGCATAGCGGTCAGATGACAGTAAGCTTTGAAGATCAGCTTGCATATCTATTCGAGTTTGTGCCATTGGGCTATAGATACGCAGAAGAGATCTACAAGGTTGGGCCAGATGTAGATGGCAACATTAAAGTATGGCTCGATCACTATGCAGATCGTGAGCCGTCTGCTCATCAGAAATGGCTTAGCAGAGACAATCAAAAGCTTGATGGAGTTATGCAGAATCTAGTAGGCAGCTCACACCCACCTGAGCCCATACCTTCACACAAATTGCTATTGCTAACACTAAACAAAACAGGGTCTAACTTTGAAGGGGTGGGGATGCTTAGACCAGTGTGGTTTTGGTGGCGCACTAAACAACGCACAAGTAATTTAATGTGCGTAGGCTTGGATAGATGGGCAGTGCCTACGCCTAAAGTTGTCGTAGACAGATCACAGGCTGAGATGATGGGCCTAACTGATGCAGATGTTAACGCTATGATTGATGAGGCTGAAGGGCAAGCACAGGCCTTTTTAGCTACTGAACAAAGCTATTTAGTTGAGAGCAGTGTAGTTAAATTTGAGAGTTATGAGACAAGCCCCATGCTATACAGCCAAGGCCCGCTTGATATTATTAAGCTGTGTGATTCTCAAATTGCGTCTGCTTTTTTGACACAGTTTGCAGACTTAGGCAACACTGAGACAGGGGCACGTTCAGTGGGTGAAATACATCTAAGCATTTTCAGACGTGCTGCTATTAATCTTTGTGACGTTGTAGCCTCTGCTATTAGTGGAGTTGATCGCAGAGGGGGTGGCACAATTGGCAGGCTCATCAGATGGAACTATGGTTGTGTTGATCCAAGCAAACTGCCAAAATTAACACACACAGGTCTTGACACTGATGATCTAGCAGAGAGCATGGGGATGTTACCACAGCTTGTGCAAGCAGGCATACTAACACCAGATGATGAACTTGAGCGTGCTATTAGGCAAAGGCTTGGTGCAGGTGATTTGCCAGAGGAGGCACAACGCTCAGCAATAGAGCGCACAGCTACAGGTAAGGGTGGCCTTTCGTCATTTGCTGAGAGATTAATAAAGGGCAGACGCAATGAGTAGACGCAGAAAAAAGAAGCTAAAAGCAACTATCAAACATAATACAAGCACACAAAGTGTAGCTAAAGCACAAGCACTTAGGGCATATGGTGAAGCACTACAACTAGCAGAGCCCGTGCCGGCTTATGATGTACCTGATGGTTTAACTATTGGTAAACCATTTAAGACATTAGCACTAGGTCAAGTGTCATCTAGAATGAATGGTGATGCAATTGGGCAAACTATTGATAATGAGCTACTCACTGAGATGCTCAGGGTTTATAATGAACGCAAAATTGCAGACCCTGTTATTATTGATTGGCAACATGCCACAAGCCCATTTAACAATAGTGCACCTGCACCACCTGAGTCAGGCAATGCTTTGGGGCTCATCATAGATTTAGATCTCAGAGATGACGGCTTATATGCTACCCCTGCATATAATGAGCGAGGCCTTGAAGTTGTAAAAAATGCAGGCGGTGTGCTTTGGTCATCACCTGAGTTCATCGCCGGTGATGTGTTCACACGAGATGGGGGCACGCCGGTGGGCACGGCTCAACTATTAGCAATTACTTTAACACCACGCCCTGCGCAGTCTAATGATAAAATTAGCAGGGTCATCCTGAATGAAAGGCTATCTATGATTGATAATCTAGATAACATGTCTGCAGAGGATATGCGCTCTATGCTCATCGCTAAAGATGAGATTGTGCGTGAACTTGAAGACAAAATCAAAGAAATGCAAGCAGATGCAGAGGCTCAATTAACAGAGTCTAAAGCAGATGATGATGCTGAGAAACTAACAGAGCCAGAGGCTGTTGAAGGTGCAGAAGTTGATGCACCGCTTGAAGAAGCTGATGATGATAAAAAGAGCTATAATATGAGTGAGTCCAATATCATGTTATCAGAAGTCACTGCACTACGTGAAGCAAACACGCAACTATCAAAACGCTTAGAAGCTATTGAAAGTGAAAAGCGTGCAGTTGAGATGCGTGAGGCAGTGGGCTCATTACTGCGTGAGGGTCGCATTGCACCGGCTGAAAAGGCTTTTGCTAATAAAGCTTTTGAGCTTAAAGAATTACAGCCTGAGTTTTGGCAGATGTTCTCAGAAAGACCTATAAACACCGCAGTGCCATTGCAACAGATAGGCCATGGCGCATCAGGTGCAGAGATTAATAAGCAAGCACTTGACACACGTATCAAAGAGACTGCCAAAGAAAAGCGCATTAGCTATTCTGAGGCCTTAAATTATGTTCAACAAAATCATTCTGATTTCTACAATAAAGCTATGGGGGTTTAATCATGGCTGATAATAATATTATTGTTTCATTTATCGCTGATGGAGCTATTACTGAGTTTGCACTAGTCTCAGTTACTACTGCAGGCAAGATCTCAGTTACTACTGCAGGCACAGACACTAGATGTGTGGGTGTTGCACAACGTGCTTGTGCATCTGGTGACTCTGTAGAGGTGCTTGTGTCTGGGCTCACACGTGTGATTGCCGGTGCAACTATTGCAAACTCAATCTCATTGGTTATGGCTACCACAGCCGGTGCAGTAACACCCCACACAGGGTCTACAAAATACAGCATTGGGCAAGTCATCCCAAATATTAATCAAGTAAGCTCAGTGGCAAATGATCAAATTCAGATCAACTTCACAGGGCCGCAGAATCTAATTCCATAGGAGATAAACCATGGCATCATCTTATAGTAATTTGCATCCTGTTGATCAGATCCTAACTAGCCTCATCGCTGAGACTATCCCAAGTGATGATCAATTAATTGCAGACAAAGTTCTTGAAAATATCACTATCCCTGAGCGCAGTGGCACCCTATTGCTAGAGCAAACACGCAACTTCATGGGTGCAGCAGCAGGCCTAGATCTGGAGCGTGCAGCAGGCTCATCACGTGCAATGATTGGTTCTTTTGATCGTAGCTCACAAACATTCAAAGCAAAGATCTATAGCGCATCTGATAGTATCGCTATGGAAGATATTTTTGACTCACAATATGCAGGTAGTGAAGAGGCGCGCATTGCACGCAAAGTAGCACGTGTACTCAAGCTTGATCGTGAAAAGCGTTGCGCAGATGTGTTATTTGATAGCACTACATTCACCACGTCTGCTGCCGCTGCAGGCTTTGGCACAGCCGGTGCAGAGCCTCTGTCTGAATTGTTTGATCTGAAAGACACAGTATTTGCAGCAGCACATGGCATCAACCCAGATACACTTATCTTAGGACGTGATTGCTTCAGAGCACTTGCTAAGAACCCAGAGGTGCGTGGCTATGTTGGTGACTCATCACAAAACGGTGCATTTAGCTCAGGTAATCAGATCTTGAATGATAGTGCTGTAATCGCAGTGCTCAGAGATGTTTTAGGCATCCCTAACATCCATGTGGGACAAGCGATTAGGGAAACTGCAGTTGCAGGTGCGACAAGCTCAGAAGCATACATCTGGTCTGGTACTAAATGTTTCATGGGCATCTTACGTGGCTCTGATGCAGTAGTTCAAAAATCAGGAAATGTGAAGGGCATGCCTGTGGCTGCACTTAATCTACAGTTCTCTGATATGATTGCTGGCCAATACGATGCACTTGACCAGACTAGACGCTATGTATGGGGTGAAGAAGTAAACAGTTTTCACACTGTTGATTCAACCTTGGGCCACGTCTTGACAGGCTGTTAAAGTGTATGCGTTGTCAGTGTAGTCATACATTATTAAATGAGTCTGATGCAGACGTGCGTGCAGTTAATGATTTAACTAAGCAAGCAAAAGAAGCATCAGGCGTTATGGCTACATTGATCAAAGCTAGACGTGATCAGCTAAAAGCTGAAATCACAGCAGAAAAAGATTTTGAAAAGGCAATGAGTAAGAGCACTAAAGCTTTACTCGATACAATAGAACAGGCAGTTGCAGAGGCAGGCCCAGATATATTGTTAAACGCATCAGATGAGCAACTATTAGAGCTACTCATAAAAGGTGGCCTTGGTGTTGCTATTGATGACTTTATAACTCAGCAATCTAAAATTAGATCGAGCATAAGCAAAACACTCACAGCTGTTGAGCCCACGTTTAGCTTAGATAGTCTCACGTCTGAGATTGACGCACTTAGTGCACAGAATATAGAAACTATTTTTGAAGGCATAATTGTGCCATCAGTAAAACAAAATATCAGAGAGAGTTTGTTAGATTTAGAGGTGGCAGTGCCATTAGCTACTGTGATGAGTAATCTGCAAACTACAATGAAAAGAGCAGAGGGTGGGCAATTAACAAAGATCAAGACTAAGATTTCACAATACGGCAGAGGTATCACAGCTATAGCTGCAGAAGTTGCAGGGCTAGATCATTATTTATACACCGGCCCAAAGGATGGCATCACACGTGATTTCTGCAGAGATCTAGTTAATAAAGTAGTAACTGAAAAGCAGATGAGCAAGTTAAACAATAAGCAAGGGTTAAGTGTTAAAACGTCAGGCGGGGGCTATAACTGCAGGCACTCATGGTCACCTGTCACAGAGTCATTTATAGAAGCTGCAAAGCTTACTAGAGCTAAACCAAGTGACATAAGCAAAGCAAATGGGGATGCATAACAATGCGTAAAACAATCACATCACTAGCACATAGATTTATCTGGTCTCCACAAACACCAATCACCGGCACACCTTCACTTAGTATTGCTAGCCCAATTGCTGTGAGTGAAAATCTTACTCGATTCACTAATGATTTAACAATCACAGCCATAGCATCTGACAGACGCACACTGACATTGAGCACAGCACCTGCAAACTATTACAGAGAACAGCAAGCAGGCTTTGTGCTCACTGCACATGATACACATTACTCAGTGCGAGTGGTGCGCTTAGGTGGCACACAAGCACTACTTGCAGAGCCGTTGCCACGTGAGATTGATTTATCATCTAACGCTACACTACATCTACCTACAAGCTTTGTAGATATAGCAGCCGGTGTGTTGACTACCTCAGGTTATTATACATGGGCTGTAGATTACACCCAATTATACATGGGCCAACTGCACAAAGATAAAGGCTTATTGAAGGTTTGTGCTAGGCCATTCAACACAGGGCTTACACACACTGAGCTTGTTGCATTGTTTGCTAATTTAGCTGACATGGTACCAAGACGACAATCTGATTTTAGTCAGCAAATAGAGTCAAGTTTAGATGAGTTGACTTTAGCAATTAGAGCCCATCTAAACAGTGATCATATCACAGAAGATGAGGTGTTTAATCCTGAGTCATTTAAACTGGCCCACGCTTATTGCTCAGCAGCTATCATCTATGAGCAGGCTTTACAGTTTGATCACGCAGAGGCTATGCGCACAAGGTGTGCAGAGTTATTAGATCGAGCATTGCAGAGCATTGCATTAGATCTAGATGGGGATGGGGTAGTAGATGATGGTGAAGAAAGCTTGCAGAGAAGCGGGGGTAGTGACACAGACTTTAGGGCATCATGGAAGAGTTACACTAAAAAAGATAATGGTCTAACATTCACACCGGCCAGGGGGATGAGACACTAATGTCTGCCAAGATTGCCATCAATGTACCCAGAACAATCTGGTCTGCACAAGACACAATGAAGCTTGCACAAAATACGCTTGCTTCTATTAAGTTGCGCACAAGCAGGGGCATAGATGCCAATGGTAAAGGGTTTAAGAAGTACAGCAAAAAAGCTCTGTATGTCTCTAAACGTGGTGCACGCTTATCACCTAAAGGGGGCAGGCCTTCACGCACCGGCAAGTCAGTTTATTATGCAGGTGGTTATGAACAATATAAGCGTGACAGCAAAAAGGTTGATGATGACGTGTTAGTAGATCTAGTGTTAAGTGGTCAGTTAATGAATAATCTTATTGTCACTGATGCCACTGCTACTGAGTTCAAAATAGGACTGACTAAGCACGTGTCAAGCTACGGTTATCATGTAAATGAGAAGCGTGAATTCTTAGGTTTATCACCAGATGATGTGGAGATTTTAACTGAGTCTGTTAATATTGAGATCAGAAAAAAGCTAGGTTTACGCAAATGAGTCAAGGCACATTCTCAGCACTCAAATATTTGGAAGACTCAATAGAGAGCATCACACCCAAATCAGATGCACACCATGGTTTTGTAGCAACTAATAGAGGGGATGGCTACACTGCAGCACTTGAAGATAGGCCAAACTCTAACCGATATTTTGAGCTAGAGCTCGAAGGGTTAGCACAAGATGACGGTCAAGCAGGGCTTAGTGGGCGCAAGCGCATCAGAGTCAATTGTCGAGTGCGCTATGATATCCCACAAGATCAGGGCTATATTAAGCGTATGATTAATGAAGACACAAGCTCATTAATCAACACACTAAAAGGCCCAAACTATGACACTGTGAACACAGGCATAGTCTCATTAATCCCACTAACACCCCTGCTAGAACCTGTGCTAGATGCACAGGGTGATACATTCGCATTTATGTTATCTCTAGCTTTTGACTTGTTATATTTGGAGGCATAAAATGACAGTTACACACAGATCACTATCAGTCGCTTTAGAAGGAGCTGCAGACTTTGGCTCACTTGGCACAGATGGCATCCCATCGGCAAGCGGTTTATTATTTGTTTCTATCCCCTGTGAACGTGACCCCATCATTATCAGTGGTGAACCGGTCATCAGTGAACGCAATGATGCAAGGGATGGCCCATATTTTGTGCCACCAGAGAATGACACAGTGTTTAATAGCTCTGGCAATAGAGTGCACAGACGCACAGGCCAAATCACAGTGCGTGTTGATCTCACAACTATTGGCAGCACCCCTGCAGACTAT